ATACTGCCGAAGTCATATCCTAAGCGTTCCTGTAATTCCTCTTGTTTCTGTAACATTTTGTCTAACATATAATGTTTCCCCCTTTTTATTTTACTGTAAACACTCTAAAGTTTATCTGTTTGATACAGTCAGCATAAACCTCTGGATACTTCTCTTTTAATTTTGTGGTATCTATTCTACTTTGACTTCTAGGTGACCATTTGATTATATAGTCTTTAGTATATCCTATTTCATTATTCTTAAGCGCATCCTTCAATCTATTGGCTGCTTCCTTCTCAGTTGCTTCTAATTCTTTAATTTTTGCTTTGCATTCCTTAACCGTAGCAGCTAGCTCATTCATTGTTTCATCCTCTAAAACTATTTCGGAGCCTTTAATTACTTCTGAGTTTTCATTAGCCACATACTCGGAATCCGCATCTGTTCCAGATAATTCAGGCTCAATCAAGTTCTTAACATGGTAGTTCCAAAACCTGTCAACCTTTGGGAGTATCTCGTCTCTCAATAATTCATCGTTCCTCCATACTTCATAATAATAAAACTTGTTACCTCCAACTAAGCACGCTATAACACCATATTCTAAACCTGTGACCCATAGATACCAGTTTAATTGATATAGATAACTTAAAGGAACATCACCCTCTGACCAAGCATCATCCATATATTCACTGGCTGTCTTACATTCCAGTATACCATATGGAACACCATTGTCATTTACTATAAGTCTGTCAACATTGGCAATCGCCCATGGATAGTCCTTATGCGTAAGCGTTGCTGGGGATACTACAACCTTGTTACCAGTTCTCCTAACATATTCATTAGCTACAATAGGCTCTAGCATATGACCAAAGTGCATTCTCTCTAACGCAGCATCACTAAATTCGTCTTCGCCGTCTTGATACTGTCCAGTCTTCTTAAGGTAAACTAATCTAGCACTTGAGTACTTATTGACCCCACATATAGCGCCAACATCAGAACCACCAATACCTTTAGTCCTATTGGCTAACCATTCTTTCTCGTCCTCTTCTTGAGATACTGTAGATAAAATGTTACAATTGGTAAGATACTTTAATACGTCCATTATTCATTCCCCCTTTAAATTTTATTCAATGCCCTGTTCCTTCATCAATTTCAATAATACATCGCCGTGACACGGCACTCCTGGAGGGCACCAGCAGCCCAACACTTTACCCTTCAGTTGATGTAATGCTCTCATCATAGTTGGACTGCTCCTAACCCACTCTTCATACTTTTCAATCACTTCTTCCCTTGTTCCGTCTCTTCCAATTATATAGGGGTTTCCCCATTTACTTGGTCGCCCAATATACACATCATAAGGTTCTTTCTTACAATGCACTCTTCTCATAGAACCACCTCCTTAAAACTCTCCGCCAGCGTAAAAGTTCTTCCTAGCTTCGTCAATCTCCTCAGGTGTGAATGGCTTCTCCATACAATGCTCCAGGAACTCTGTTCCGATAGGCATTCTTCTGTAGTCACTTCTCACACGTTCTACAAGATGATTATTAGTTAAGAACTTTAATAACAATCTCAGGTCATCCCTTGGCAAGCCTGTATAGTCTTCTAGAGTAAACCTATTAAAATATGGTAATTGATATAACGTCTTAACAGTTTCATTAAAGTCTTGTAGAGGTAATAATGCAAATGCTGCACGTAACTTAGCTATATTAGCTTCTGAGGAGTCAGTGTTAACTCTTTCTTGTTCACTTAATTTATCATAACCCATGCTCTTGGTGCTGTATATTTTATCCAGAAAATTAACTACAAACTCTACATGTTCTTTCTTAACTACAACATCTTCCCCATCTGTAGTTGAAAATACGCAACACGCACACGCTATTGATAACCTAGCGATCTTAATACGTTGGTCGGCTGCTTCAACTAAAGGCACCCTAGAAGTATACCTTTTACCCATCTGTGTTGCTAACTTTAATATTGCAGTAACAGCATCATCCTCAAACTTAATATGCTCGGGCCTGCGGCTCCATGCCCATAACGTTCTCATATTACAATGTTCTGATGTGTATACATGAGGCACTGCAGGAATATCATCTAGACTTCTATTAACTAGTGATGGGTTGACGTCTCCAGACGCTACTGCAACAGCTAGGTCTAATCTTCTAACGTCTTCTGCTTTACCAAACAACTTTAGTATAGACATAACACCATAAGTCTCAGCATTAAGTGGTCTACCGTTTCTAGGATTAGATATATAAATGGCCCTGGTTCGCGCTGTGGTCTCAGCTGTTATAACTCCTGTAGTTTTTGCGATACCTGATGAACGTACGTCGGACATCTGAGCTAGGTTTTCTTCACTAAGACCGGATAGCTCATCTATAGCTAATAGTCCTCCATCATTCAGTGGGAAGGCTCCCCATACTAAGAACCACCTCTTATTGTTCTGTTGCATATTGTATACTAAACCAGTGCGCCTTGAGGACTCACCAGAGTGTAGTTCTCCTAACTTGTAATGGTTCATCAGTCTTTCTACGAGTGTAGTTTTAGCCTGACCTGAATCCCCAATGATTAACAATTCTCCCCAGCCTCTGGTTACAAACTGCTCCTGGAAATAGAAATTTAGTACCGTATGGTATACTAAATCTATTGCTATGCTTACATCGCGACGCTCCCACACTCTAGTAACGTTCCTCTCCAAGTCTCTGTGTATTTCATTGAACTTATCCTCAATAGTCTGTCCGTCCTTAATCTGGAATATCTTTAACATCTCGTAGATATTGTCGCTCATCTCAAAGTCGTTAATCATATTCTTCTCAGGATATGCTTTGTCAAACAAATATGTCGCATATTGTGTTTGTGGATCAGGATACATATACCCAACCAATGTGTATCTTTCATTAGTCTTAAGATTTTTACCTATATAATACCCAGTCCTAACTACATACTCATGTTCCTTTGCGAAACCGAAGTTTGCTTCAGCCTTTGGTATCATACGAATCTCTTCTATATTCATGTACTTTTCAATTGTTATCCTTGCTTTTGGACACGACTTGTTGATTCCTAATATCTCTTTTATAACTGCTTCCTGTTGCGCTTCAGTACATTTGATAAGTTTCATAGTATCCTTATTTGTAGCACCAAGCGTTACTGTATATTCACCAGCCATTGTAGCTAGATAACAACTACTACACTTTTTATTATCTGCATCTGCCGCATCACCACAGTATCCCTTGATTACTTCGGGGCACATGTATGGCGTTGTATCTTTCCCTGAAATCATAACCGGTACTCTAATCCTTTTACCAAATAATTCTGCATTAGCTGAGTCAGCTAGATGTACTTCCTTAGCTTCTATTTCATCTGCTAAGTTTATTTTTTGAGAAGGGTCTATATACTTCACAGCATTATCGAGTAGCTTCTGGAAGTCCTCTGCTGATTGACCAGCTTTTGTGTAGAAATCTGTTATGTCTCCTTTTTCTGGGAAATCGTCTGGCCACTGCACTACATATACATCTACAACTCTAAATAGCTTTTCACAAATCTTTTGCGTAGCTCTTCTTCCAGCTTCGTCATTATCTTGTGCTATATAAACACGCTTCTTATTTCTGAAATACTTGGTCCACTCTGGTCGCCATGTCCCTGCACCACTGGTAGGACATGCTGAAGGGAATCCGTATTGTTCATTGATAATACGGTCCATTTCACCTTCGCACCATACTACGTATTCTATATCTTCATCAATTAAGTTTTCAATGCCAAATATCCTGACTTCACCATACGTATTCCCTAATTCATCTTCATAGTTAGTTACTTTATATTGGTCTTCATACGAATTCCATTTATATCTTCTAAAGTTTACCAGAGTGTTGAATTCATCATATATTGGTATTGTTATTCTTTCCCCATCCCATCCTATCTGGAAACGCTTGAGTGTCTCATCCGTAAGGCCTCTTCGCTCACGTAATACTGTTCTTATAGGCCCTGTTAGACTCATCAACGCTTGATGGTACTCAGATACTAGGCCTATATCAATATCAGGTCTTGTAGGCTTTGTACTATCTGGTCTGGGAATACGCAGTGCATCGCCCAGTTCAAACCATGCTTCTTCATTAGATAGCCCGTACAATGTCTTGTAGAGGGTATGGGCGTTTCCTTTGCTATGGCACGTTTGGCAGTAATAAACCCCCTTTATTGTATTAACGGTGAAAGATGGAGTATTGTCTGTTTGATTTGCGTGTAGTTCTTTAAATGGGCATTCTGCCTTCAATTCACTACCGCGTCGATGTACATTCTTTAGTTCACTCAGAAAGAATGCTTCGTTGTCAATCTCTGCTAAAATCCTGTTGCGATAATCCTTCCAGTTAATCTTCCTCATCCCCCTTGTTAGAAAAATTAGGGAGGCCAGCAGCCCCCCTAATCTTTCATTAAAACTCGACTGAGTCGATCTCTTCCTGGGACGCATGAGACACGGAAGCGTTGGCATCATCTAAATCATATACTAAGTTAGAGTGCCTGAATGCTTTGAATAGCTCCATTCCAAAGGCTCTGTCTTCATCTGAAGTCGGTCCGGCGGCTGCAACTACAATATTATACCATTCGTTTCCACCTTTAGCCATTAGCTTAGAGTCCAATGTATACCCATGGTTCCACATATTTTGCATTGACACTCTTGCTAAGCTATATAGTTTTCTACCTTCATTATAGTTAGTTTTTGAGAAGCTTAGTATAATCGGCATTCTCTCTCCTTGAATGAATCCAAAGAAGTTGATGTATTTTGTACATTTAGGAATAGCTTCCCTGCCCTCCTTAGTATTGTCGAACTCGTTTCTTCTACACTGAGCGCACATCATTGAAGTACCGTCTGACTTGAAACCTCTCTTACCATCCCTAGCATGGCAGTGTATTCCTCCTCCATCTGCTCTATCTTTCCACTCAATATTAGAATTGAACTTGAATATAGGTATGAATACTTTACCATTTAGTTTCTCTACAGTTAGTGAGTTTACTATGTCTCCCTCATCAGCTAACTTATCTTTCCTCTCTGGACTAAGCGCATTGATAACTTTTATCCTAGGTATAATCATGTCGTCTTCATTATCGTCTTCAAATCCTAATGGTGCATCATTCATTGAGTCCATCATTGCTTGGTTTTCTTTCTTTACTAAATCTGTCATTTTCAGATTCCTCCTTAATTATTTATTTATATGTCTTACAACATAATTCTGTTGTTTGGCATCAAATATTAAGAATTTCACAGTATCAAATCTGCTATACAATATTGTAGCTGCCATTACGCTTACTATTGCAGGCCCTGATATTAACAAGTAGTCGTCTTTAGAGAACTTTACAAGGCCTTTTTCTAGTAATGCTCTTACTGTATTCGTCTTAAAGATTGGTAGCTTTCCTTTAGTAACATACACTAGCTCTCCATACTGTTCTGCCTTAGAGTAGTCATGATTTGTATTGTTTACTATATAAACTTTGGCCATTATTTCACCCCCCTAATTTGTACTTTAATATTATATCATAAAAGAATGCGGATGTAAATAGAAAGTTTTAAATACTAAACCTAGCTGACTGATCCAAGATTATTAACTGCATCCGCGTAGGCGCCGACTATTAGGTCCGCCATCACATTTCCAATGACTAGTTCCCTCAACGTTTCGCTGTCTTTTTCTATACTTATGCCATTATTCTTTTCAAACAATGCGCATGCTAAATCTAATTCTTTCTGTCTCTTAGGATACTCAATATCGAACTTCTCAGCCACCGCGTCGTATAGAGCCTGCAATGAAGCATCTGATTCTATTAACTTCTTAGCAGTCACTTTGCCGAATGGAAATACATGTCCCTTTATATGATAAACTACAATCTCTTTGTCTTCTAGCGCACTTAGCATACCAGACGCTATTTCCCATAGGTCCTTGTTTTTGACCTCTTCACCTTCAGCTGTTATCCAGCCCTTGTTTTCCCAATTCTTATACCATTCCTTATTGACACAGTTTACTATATATTCAGAGTCTGATATTATATAGATTAACTCCTCATCAGAATTAATACATACCTCAAGCGCTTGCAGTAAAGCTAATATTTCACCTCGCTGTCCAGTGGACTGTAACTCACATACAGCATCATGCCCATATATCTTATTGCTGCCCTTATCTTTAGCTATGTAGGCTCCAACTGAGAAGCATTCCGGCGTCCCAGGTTTCCTACAGGCGCCATCTATCGCTATTATCATATTACTTGCCTCCTACATTAATTTACCAGCATTAGCACCATGTTCCTTCACCAATTCAAACGCCTGTTCCTCAGTGAACCCAGCCTTTATTAATGCATTGAGATATAACCTCATTTGCTCTGCGATAACATT